CACCATACCTGTCTAGGTATTTTAAAATTTTCAATAATTTTAATTGCTTTTACAGCATAATCAATAGTGTCATCTTTAAAATCTTTTAAATTATTGCCTTGTGTTAATCCACCTCTATTAGACCTATCTCCTTTTTCATTAATGCCATAAGGAGGATCGGTATAAACTAAATCTATATTATTATTTATAAGTTTTTTAATATCATCTTCTTTAGTGCTATCTCCACACATAACTCTATGCTTACCCAACTGCCATATATCTCCTAATTTAGTTATAGGTTCTTCAGGAGTATCAGGAACAGCATCATCATCGGTTAAACCCTGTTTCTCCTCGAATAAAAGGTCGTTTATTTGTTTATCATCAAACCCTGTCATTTTAAGATCAAAGTCTTTATATTCTAATTCCTTTAATTCCATTTTTAATAATTCTTCATCCCATTTAGCTTCTTCATTGGTTCTGTTATCGGCTATTCTATAAGCATTGATTTGTTCTTTAGTAAGATTTTCAGCAATAGTTACAGGCACTTTTTTATAACCTAATTTTTTTGATGCTCGGTATCTAGTATGTCCAACAACAATAATTCTATCTTTATCAACTACAATAGGTTGCCTGAATCCAAATTCTTTAATGGATTTGGAAACTTTCTCTATTGCAATATCTGATAATTTTCTGGGATTATTTGGATAAGGTTTAATAGTATTAATATCAGCTAATTCTATTTTCATTATTTTACACTTCTACCTTTTTCATAGATAATATCAATCCTTTAGGTATTAGGTTTCTATCGCTAAAAGTTTCTTCATCATAACTTGCAAATGTCCAAACATATTTATTATTTTTTTTAAATATATAAGCATTAGTTGTCATATAAGCTGGTTTCATATTATGAAATTCTTTTTCTGAAGCATGACCTGAATCTCCTATTACATCTATCCACTTAATTTCATAAAAATAAAACTTTTTATTGGAGATTGAAATGTGGCGATATTTTGACTTTTTTTTTACCATTTAATGTTTTCTATTTTCTCTGGATTCTACTATTGCTCTATAATATTCAAGCTGTCTTTTTAGCATTTTATTTTCAATGGACAATTTTATCAATCTTTTTCTGACATATTTAAAGATTCGCAATATTGATCTCATTTAATTACCACAATAGCCCTCGCACTCCGAATTAAATAGGTTTAATTGGTCATCTCCTCTGTTTAAATCTACTTCTCCTATTGGTTTGCAACTTCTATGAACATAAACCTCAACTTCTTTTTTTCGTGAGTTGTTTCGTATTTTTTTATCAAATTCTATAACTTCTTGCCATTCTTCAGGATTATTTTCTCTTAAATGTTTCCATTCTTTATCATTTTTATAAGGACAATAAATACAAGCTGATCTAGGTGGAGTTTTATCATAATATTTATTAAACCAATTAATACAATCTTGCCTACGCATATTCATATCAATTAATGGATAAATATTTGTAATATATGGCATTCTATTAGGTTTCATTCTAAATACTTCGTCTTTTGATATACCCATAAGCATTTCTACCTTTGTTCCTTTTTTAACTCTTTCTCTTTTTTTTAAACCTAATAATTGTCTAACTTTTTGTGTAATAATTGATATTTTATAGTCATTTGTGCATTGGCGAAGCATAAGACCTTTTTTTCCTGTTAATGTATCTAAGCTATAAAATGGTGCTATTGGAAAATCAGTATTCAATAAATGCTCTGTAAGATTACCTTTTGAAATTATATATACAGGATAAGATAATTTAGATTTAAGCCAATTAAGAAATTCCATTGTTTCTTTGCTTTCTGCTTGTGTATCAGCGAAGATTCCACAAGTTACAGGTGGAATTTCTCCTTTTTCTATCATTAAAGCTAAAGTTGATGATTGTACTCCAGCACCTAAACTTAATATTCTTAAATCTGCCATTAATAGTCTTTTATAGGTTCATCCTTATATTTATGTTTTAAATATTTTTTCTTGTCTTTCATAAGGATAATATAATCTCCCTCAGTACCAATCTCTTTATACCCATTATTCACATCCTTGTCTTTGCTTGACCTACTATTTAGTATTTGTTTATTAGTATTGTTATTTAGTCCTTGTTGCGATAGGTGGTCTGTAGGTGGTTGTTCGTTATCCACATACTGAAATTTGTCGTAATTTACAACACTTATAATCGTTACTTTTCGGCTAGGGTGGTTGTTGGTGGGCTGTAGGTGGTGGTGTCTAGTGGTTATCATCTTTCTACGCACAAGCCTTAGTATGAAAGTTCGCATTTCACTATATGTCATTTTAAACCTTTTAGCATTTACTCTTAAAGGCATTATTAATTCTCCTCGCCTTACAAATATTGAATTATCTAAAAACCTTAATGTTTTATCTTGGTGTGAAGCTGAAGAAATCATATAAATCCAGCAACTAGCTTGTAATAGGTTCTTAAACACAGGATGTTGCCAAATATTACGATAGCAAATGAAATAACCAGATTTACGAGTCATTGTTAATCCTTTCTTTTACTTGTTTCAATATCTCTTGTTCAGTTCCATACTTTTGAATAAATAATTTCTTACCCAAATGTATTGAATCCTTGCCTGTCCTATGGTGGTGGCTACATAATGGAATTGTGTCAAAATGTGAGGGTCTTAGGCCCATTCCTGTATGCTTTCTGATGTGATGTACCTCTGCTGGAGAACCACAACAATAACAATCTAATTCAGATACTTTACGCATCCATTCTTTTTCTTTTTTAGTTGCTACTTTTTTTTTTGCCATACTATCGCAGTTTTACCATAAGGTGTTTCTCGTCTAATACCACTATCCTCTATTAAACCGAGAAGTTGTAGTTCTCTAACCCTAGCACATACACTAGATAATGGCATTTCTAACTCATCAGCTATTTGATAATTAGTTGATGACTCAGTTTTAATATATTCAAATACCTTTTCTCTTTTAGTTTTTAATTTAGGCTTTTGTTTGTTAAAAGCAGATTTACTTGTATCTGTATAATTGTGTGCATTATAATCTAAATCTAATTGTATTTTCATAACATCTCCCTTTTTTATACAGGGTCATTTAAGACCCTGTATATTTGATTAATTAAAATGGTGGTAAGTCATCATCAAAAGATTCATCAGGTTGCTTTCTAGCAACTTCAACCTGTTGTGGCTGAACCTGTGGGATGCTTTGACTCATAGGTTTTAAACCATCTACATTTGGTTGAGGTTTATATGGCTTAATCATAATAAAACTCAAAACCATTTGAAAATCTCCTTTGTCGTATGGTTTAGGATTTTCAATTTGTTGAGTCTTAGCCATCCACTTACCTGTATAACCTTGTTTAACAAAGTTTTGAACTCCCTCTGTTAAATACCATTCATTTATTTGTGATAGCTTATATTTTTTCTTAGTTAAGCTACAAGTAAATAAACTTTTTGCATCAGCTTTGTATTCAAACTTAGGAGATTTATTTCCTGTAGGATTCAAATATAAAGTTAAAGCACAAAAGGGTTGTTTCTGTTGTTGGTACATTAATTGCTCCTCTCTTTGTTGTATTCCAAGTTTCTAGCCTTGAAATCTTCTTCTAGGCTATTAAGATATTTACAAGCTTTAAAACCTTTTAGGTATTTAGGCTTAATCTGAAATATCCTCATATTAACATCTTTGACAGGCTCTTTTGGAATATTAATAACTGCCAAAAATTCTATTTTTAAATCAGTAGAATCTTCCACTAATTTTTTATAAGTATGGATTTGTATTGGCATATCAGGGTAAAAATCCTTAGATGTTTTAAAATCTAATATACCAATCTTACCTTTATATTTAACCAAACAATCCAATGTTCCACACACATCAAGTTCTTTTGAATAATATGTTTTCTCTGTTTCAATTACCTTGATTTTTTTCTTATCCCAAAACTTCTTAAACTTAGCAAACATAGTTTTAAGCGGTTCTGAGTGTGGAGTAATAACTTCTTTACCTAAGATATAATCTTCAGCTAAAGAGTGCATATTAGTTCCAATGTGCATAGCATTTTCTTTGATTTGTTTTACTCTGTATTTAAGATCATCCATATTCTGTTGGATTTCATCAACAGGTTTCTTATTGTGTTTTAGCATTTGTCCTAATGCTTCATAAACACAATTTTCACTCCACCACATTAAAGCACCTTTACCAAATCTTTCGCTTATGATTGTAGTGACTCCTTTTTTCTTCAATCCATTTACAGTATATCTTGCTCCTCTACCTTTAGGATTAAACTCTATTTGATTACCATGTTTATCTTTACTCTTGACTATCATTTCCATTCCTCTCTCTCTTTTTGTTTAAGAACTTATAACCATTCTCAGTAATAGGTTGAACAAAGTAATCTCTATCACAATTAAAGAACTCACAAAATTTAAGTTCATTCATTACACTTACAGCATTTACTCCTTTTTCATATTTTTGTATTTGCTGAAAGGTTACCTTGATTGCTTTGGCAACTTTTGTCTGAGTTAGGCCACGCATTAATCGCATCTTCTTTAATTGCAAACCATAAATCTTTTTCAAAACTTTGTCGTTTTGATCTTCTGATACACCAAACATATTTAAACATGGTTGAATCAGATAACTTATTTCTGCAATTTTATCTTGGTTTTTTATTAGCATAAAAAGCCCATTCCTTTCTTTGTTTCTCTGTCAATTTATTAAACGATTCACTAAAACAAGTCCGACAGAGTAACGACTCATTCCATAGTAGTGAATTTCCAAAAAACCATGCCAACTTATCAACTTTGGTATTGAAACATTTTGCACACATAAAAGCTAGTTTCTTTGCTTTAGGTATTAATTTTGGCATATCAATTTAATACCGAGTGGCCACGATTCACTAAACATTTTCTATAAATAGATTCATGTTGAGTATCAGCAGTTGGGCTTTCAATCCAAAAAACTATTCCACCCCAAAAAGTGCTATTTTGATCTGCTACCATTTTACAATGTTGCAAATCATTTGTTATTTCTTTGGCTTGGTCTGTATTGAAAGTTCCTGATTTTCCAGCAGTATCAATTATAGGATTATAGGCACACCCATTTAATAGAGTGCAGACGAGTATCGTCATTAAGTACATTTTTTTCATAACTGTTATCTCTCTCTCTTTAAATTGCTAAAGCTGGATGATATTTTATGTTGTGTATC